GATCTAAATCTCATTCTAACCCGCTGGTTAGGGACTCTACGACGATTAATCCTAGATTGGTTTCTCTGCGCAAAACGGCTAGGACCATTCCTTAACGTCATATAACGTCTATACATTTCGTTAGCGTTCGAGATTAAATCTCGAGTGTCACCGTTATACGTGACTAATTTATCCGTAATTTTGACTCACTGTACACTGTACGGTACAGCAGAAAAAATATTTATGCACGGGACAAGTGACATCTATATATGAATGTTCAATGTTCACTAAAATAGGTAATACTAAGCTATTTTAGTGAACTGGATGCGACATAATGGCAACATCGAGAAACTGGGTCTTTACGGTCAACAATCCGGTGACGCCGAATCTGTTCCGCTCAACCACCCAATTCAAGTTTGTAGTAGGTGCCTTGGAACAAGGTTCCACTATACATTATCAAGGGTATCTGGAGCTGACGACCAGTCGCTCCATGACTACTCTCAAGTCGATCTTCTCAGATCAGAATCCCCCGCCTCATCTGGAGAAGAGATTGGGGACGCGCCAGCAGGCCATCAGATACGTGCTGAAGACTTACCTGGAGGAATTGCCGAAATGGACCGGCTTATTGCTAATTTCACAAGAGCTGGAATTCATTGGACTTTCAGAACTGAATGGTACGATTCAATCTACGTTACCGGCCCTTATAATCTTCGGTTTATCCGGAACCTCGTCCGATCTTATCGATCTTTCGTGCCAGAAACGGACAGTGAAGGAGAGACTACAGCATGTGAAAGCCAAGATTCAGAATGGAGCCTCTGAACTGGAAATAGCCAATGAAGATTTTGAACTCTACATTAAGTATGCTCGTACATTTAATCGTTTTGCACTACTATGTAGTGTACCTCGATCTAATAAAACTAAGCTAATTGTAATACAGGGACCAACGGGCTCTGGAAAGAGTCATTATTCAAGAGAGCGATTTCCTGAAGCCTTTTGGAAACCCCGGAATCTTTGGTGGGACGGCTACAGTGGACAGAAGGCCGTCATCATCGACGAATACTACGGTTGGCTTCCCTACGATCTATTGTTACGATTGGGGGATCAGTATCCGTTACAAGTAGAAAACAAAGGAGGGTCCATTAACTTTAACTCCGAATATGTCGTATTCACTACTAACAAGCATCCTTCTAATTGGTATGCCAATGTATACTTTGAAGCTTTTGTACGGAGAGTTGAAGAGTGGATCGTCATAAAGGACAGAGAGGATATTGTAATCAGTGATAATTATTTAAATACACAATTTATTAATTGTTAACGCCGACAAGCGGTCCTCCTTAACCGGACCGCTCTTTTCTTAACTATGTACTGTTGTTTAGAGGTTGTTTAGGTTATTGGGAGACATAAAGGTCTCGATCATCATTCTCCCCTTCAAGTTTATAAAAATACTTGCGTGTTACGCCTATATCAAATGACTCCTTGAAAGTACCATTCGTTGTACCTAGGGTTAGGCCTGGTATCAACTTGGAGACAATCAATAAGTGGCGAGTAGCCCCTCTTATATTAGGTCCTTCTAATCTTTGCATATATTCCTGTGTCCACACACGACGTTTGGGGTCTCTTACTTGGTAAGTAAATGTAGCCTCATTGGCTAAAAAATACTTCGTTTTCTTCAATATCTTCATACGAAAATAACTTAATGCCGATGGCAAATCAAATGGTGTCACACCACGTAGACCTAAATCTACATTTGTTCCTGTACCATTAATTAACTTGGCCATTGTACCTCCTTTGGTAAAACAATCACCAAGAGTATAATATATTCCTGTAGCATCATTCCATGCTCTGTTACTGATAATTTCATATACATCAACTTCCATTCTCGCTGATGAGTCATATCCATCAGCATCATTAGCTCTTAGAGTAGAAGAGTTTTTAAAGGTAAGGTCCAGAACACCGCTCTTAAAGATGAACTTTGTAGTGTCGCTCACTGTACCACCTTCCGCTGCAGTGGGGTCACCAGCATTCTCATACCCTGATATATTCTGTATATCATCTAAGTGGGTCGTTGTAGACATCCCACCATACAAGGCAATATGCTGCAAGCTCTGCGAACCAGCTGTGCTATTAACACTCGCAATAGCTGTATTAAAGACCACGGTCCTAGAACCGAGATCCTTCTCCGAAACAGCGTGAACTTTATTCTTAAACCGTTTCCAACTACGTCTTTTCCGACGTGGCATGCTTTTCCTACGATACTGACGTGTCGTATCATGCTGAGTAGTCGTACCTGATCCACTACGACCTGATCTAAATCTCATTCTAACCCGCTGGTTA